ATTAATACTATATTATAAATCAAATTTAAAGGAGCAATTCAAAATGGCAGAACAATTAAAAACAAAAGTAATGATTAAAAAAGCAAGAGCGAGCTATGCACATATATTCGAGCCGCAAGCAATCAATGAGGGCGACGAGCCTAAGTACAATATTAGTTTAATTATCTCAAAAGATGACACTGAAACAATCGACAAAATTAACAAAGCAGTAGAGAACGCAAAAGAAAACGGCAAAGAGAAATTTGGAGGCAAAATACCTAAAAATCTTAAAACGCCATTACGTGACGGTGATGAAGAACGTGAGGACGACGAGGCGTATCAAAACGCTTATTTCTTAAACGCAAACACGAAACGCAAACCTCAAGTGCTAGACATGGACGGCAGACGCACAGACGACCCTGAGGACGTATACAGCGGGTGCTATATCCATGCAACAGTTAACTTCTATCCGTTCGCAGTATCAGGCAACAAAGGCATTGCATGTGGTTTAGGCAACATTATGAAAGCTGCAGACGGTGAGCCATTAGGTGGCGGCGGAGCTAAAGCTGAGGACGATTTCGCTGAGTTCCTAACTGACGATGAGTTTGACGAGTTCCTTGACTAATACAGCAACACAAAGGAGGCCATGAGCCTCCTATACATATTAATAAAGGAGGAGCTAGATGACAACGTTAAACATAGACGTAGAAACTTATAGCAGCTTTGATTTAAGGAAAACAGGCGCACACAGATATGTAGAGGCACCCGATTTTGAAATATTAATTATAGCTTACTCAATAGATAACGGCGCAGTGAAGTCAATTGACTTATATGACCGTGATGAACAACTGTACAAAGAATTTAGAGGCTTACTGTTTGACCCTGAGGTTACAAAATACGCATTTAACGCTGCATTTGAACGTGCAGCCCTAGCGAAACACTTTAAGGCTACAATGCCACCGAGTGAATGGGTGTGTAGCATGGTCAACGCAACAAGAGTCGGATTGCCTGCATCGCTTGAGTTGTGTGCAGAGGTGCTGGAAGTAGACGCACAAAAAGACGCTAAAGGCAAGAATTTGATTAAATACTTCTCAATGCCTTGCAAGCCTACAAAAGTTAACGGCGGGCGCACTCGAAATTATCCTGAACATGACCCTGAGAAGTGGCAGCAGTTTATTGATTACTGTATCAAAGACGTTGAGGCTGAAATGGCCATAGCAAAAGAAATAAGCAGTATAGGCTATCCTGACTCAGAGCAACACTTATGGACGATTGACCAACACATTAACGACAGAGGCGTCCATATAGACGAGCCGCTTATGTTAGGGGCTTACAAATTAGATGATATAAGTAAAGCAGATTTAATGAAACAAGCTAAGCAACTGACAGGCCTCGACAATCCGAACAGCACTCAGCAGCTTTTAAAGTGGTTTGAGGAGCAAGGCCTTGATATTGACAACCTAAGGAAAGCCACAGTGGACGAGTACCTGCAGACAGCCACAGGCAAAGCACGCAAGATGCTTGAATTACGTCAACAAATGAGTAAAACAAGCGTTAAGAAATACGATAAAATGTATCAAATGGCCTGCAATGATAACCGAGTTCGTGGAATGTTCCAATTTTACGGCGCAGGCACTGGAAGATGGGCTGGGCGCGGAGTACAAATGCAAAACCTCACTAAGCACAGCATGACAGATGAAGAGCTAGACATAGCCCGCGAGGCTATTAAGCAGCAAGATTTTGACTGGCTTGACTTAATGCTCAATTATGAATATCAGGACATACTGAGCCAACTTGTCAGAACAACGTTCACAGCAGAAGACGGTTACAAGTTAGCAGTCAGCGACTTCTCAGCCATTGAGGCACGTGTCATTGCATGGTTTGCAGGTGAACAGTGGCGTTTAGATGTTTTCGATACTCACGGCAAAATATATGAGGCGTCAGCGTCTCAGATGTTCGACGTTCCTATAGAGAGCATAGGCAAAGGCGACCCTTTGAGACAAAAAGGAAAAGTGGCCGAACTAGCACTAGGCTATCAAGGCGGTGCAGGCGCACTTGAGTCAATGGGCGCATTAAAAATGGGGCTTGAAGAGTCAGAGCTTAAGCCTTTAGTTGACGCATGGCGTGCAGCCAATCCGAACATTAAGAAATTTTGGCACAACTGTCAGAAAGCAGCAATCAAAGCAGTCAAAACAGGCACAAAACAAACCGCTAACGGCATTAAGTTTTATATACAGCATGGCCACTTATTGGCAGAGCTACCGAGTGGCAGAGCGTTGGTGTACAGAGACGCACAACTTAACGAAAACAGTTGGGGCGCAACGATAGTAGAGTTTCAAGGACTAAATGCCGTGCGCAAATGGGACACAATCAAAACCTACGGCGGCAAATTAGTCGAGAATATCGTTCAGGCAACAGCTAGAGACGCATTAGGCGTATCAATGGCAAGGCTAGAGGAGCAAGGCTACAAGATAGTCGCACATGTACACGATGAGCTTATTCTCGAAGTACCTGACGACGGTCACGACCACTTGAAAGATATTGAACATATCATGAGCCAGCCGATTGAATGGGCTGAGGGTTTAAACCTAGACAGCGACGGCTTTGTGAGTCCATTCTATATGAAAGATTAAAAGGAGGATAAATCATGAGCGCACTAGATAACGTGAGCGAGTGGGGAACGTATCAAGTTCCCGTTAAGTTCACAGTTGAATATGAAACGACAGTTACAGTAACAGCTAATAGCAGTGATGATATATCTGAGAAAGTAGACGAATACATCAACGAATATTATGACGATATGGCCAATGAAATTGTAGCCATGACAGGCAAATCAGAACTAAAAGAAATCAAGGAGGATTACTAAATGCAACGTGTAATTTATGACAACGGCACAGAGAGACAACTGACAAGAGACCAAGCAGAGGCGATATGGAACAAAGGCCTAACACTAGGCCAAGTGCAGAACAGAGTTGACACAGGGTGGGACTTCTTCGACGCTGTAGAGCTAGGCAAGAATTATGTATTAATGGACGGCGATATTTGCCTAAGATACGACGACAACGTGAGAACGTTATACATTCCTTTATTCATGATAGATAAGTTGGGTATACGCCACAACGGCACACATCAATTGTCCTATAACCTCAGCACAGGTAAGAGCTTGAAAAACGCAGTATCTAATATGTTCGGCGGTATATTGGACAGAAAACTTGCTGCAGAGCTTGCAGCTATCGACGATACTGAAATATTGAAAGATAGACAGATGAAGAAAATGAGGCAACGAGCAAGACAAGCTGAGCGCCGCAGGGAGCTTAAAGAGATGTACAGAATTGAGCGAGACAAAGAGCGCCGCCCTCACATGTACGACGGCACACCTCAGCAACACAGTTTCGGCGAATATGCGCAGTACCTAGCAGACAGCTACACGTTTAAATGCAAAGAGGTCACTAGATAAATGACACAGATACATTTATTAGATATTGACGACATTATAGAGTTTGAATATCCGATTAACTCAGGGCAGGCTATAAAAGGGCAAGTGACAGAGCTGCATGATGATGTTATGACAGCGACAGTGTACGACGGCACAGAAACACACCACATTGACGATAAATATAAAATCAGAGTAGTCGAAAAAGCTGAAAAGGCTAAAGAGCAACATTATCAGAGCAACACACAGAACGGTATAGACCTTATAGACTTTTGGCATATGCAAATGACCGATGAAGAATTTCAGGGCGCTATGAAGTCGCAAATAAGCAAATACGCTATACGTTTAGGGCGTAAAGACGATAAGGTCAAAGAGCTTAATAAGATTATAGATTATTCAGAACGCTATAAAGATTACTTGCAGGAGGGCAAATAATGACTAAATCAATCTACATCGCAGGCGACATGTTGAGTCATGGCCAGCAGCTACGCAGAGCTTATGAGAAGTCAGCATTTAAACAATTAGGCTATGAGGTCTACAACCCTCAGGACGACAAGAGCATCAATGACAAATCAAGCGCAGACCAGCAAGGACTCGCTGAGCGTATCGTGGCAAACGACACAAGAGGCATTGAGAACGCAGACATTATCGTGCTGGATTATTTAACACATGCACAAGGAACGATTTGCGAGTTGGGCTATATTCAGAAATTGAAACGTGACAAGCCTGAGCTTGAGGTTTATGTACATTGTACCGATGTCAGACAAGGCACAGGCCATATTCCAACTGAGCAGGACAGAACAGAGTTTTCAATCAATCAGTACGTTTACGGCGTGATTTTAGAAGTAACTGAGGGTAGAGGCGTGCAAGACTTTGAGGATATCAGGCAGGCGTTAGAAAGCAAAAACGAAAAACTTGATGTAAAAGAACAAATGGCAAGACAACTCAGACATTTAGCGCGCTATTTTGAGTTAAACGACTCAGATATTATCGCTCACTATGAGAGCAGCTCAGACGGTTTCGGCCACTATGAAGAAATTGAAACCATTGGCGGCGTAACAATCAGAATTGAACGGGAGGCTAAATAATGCACTTAGACGATATAACACAAAAGCTCAAATCAATCGAAAATGAGGCACAGCAAACAATTGCGAAAAATGTTGAGCTACAAGCTGATAACGAAAAACTCAGAGAACTAGCAAAAGCGCAGCAGGACAGGCTCAATAATATTTATGAGACCTCAGCTAAGGCGCAATATGAGGCTGAGTTATGGCAAAAACGCTATGAGGCTGCTGAGAAGTATGTAAAAGAGAGATTGGAAATCACACCTGCAAGCATACCTTACGACAATGTGCGTATGGTGCTGAACGCGATTAAAACACATGACTTACATGAACTCGATTAAGCAAACCCTAGAGGCGCAGGGCGTAAAAGCGTCAATCATAAGGAGGAATAGGAAAATGTGGAAACTTAAACAATTTAACGGGAGTAATGCAAGCGAACATGTTACTAACTATGTAGAAAATAATAAAATAGGCGATTTTGAGGTAGTAGGTTTTATTCAAAATCATAGTTTTGGCGAATCTATTTTAATCAAATATTGGGAGGACAAAAACAATGAATAAATTAATAGAAAATATAGAAGATTGGTCAACAGATAAGGGGCTACACAACTCAGACCCTAACAAACAAATGCTTAAAGTCGTCGAAGAAATCGGCGAGTTAAGTCAAGGCTTAGTGAAAGATAACCGAGAACAAGTTATCGACAGCATAGGCGATGCAGTGGTGACACTTGTCATATTATCGCAGCAGCTAGGCTTAACACTTGAACAGTGCACAGCGTACGCATACAACGAGATTAAAGACCGCAAAGGTGAAATGAGGGGCAACACGTTTATCAAGGAGGCTGACCTGTAATGATAGAAGATAACTTATATACATTTAAAGCAAATTGTTACGGCGTAGTAGACGGCGACACAATTGATGTGATGATTGATTTTGGTTTCGATATTTGGGGCGATAGACGGTTGAGATTATTGAACGTTGATACGCCTGAACGAGGACAAGAAAACTACACAGAGGCCACTGAGTTTGTGAAAGAAAAAGTGTTCAACCATGATGTGCTGGTACAGACACACAAAGATGACAATTTCGGGCGTTACCTAGCAAACGTCTATTACTTAGATGATACAGAATACAAATTACTCAATGATGAAATTAAACAGAGCGGGCTTATAAAACCAAACTCTAAATGGAATAAAGGTTAAAGGAGGCTGATTTGTAATGAGTGAGTTAATAGACGCAGTGTTTCACGGTATAACGATTGCATTGCTAGTGCTGCATTTTGTAGACGCTAAGCATCAATCAGAAATCAATAAAATGCAAAGACGCAGCATAGACAAACTTCAAAGAACAGTCAACGAACTTGAGGAGGTTAAGCAATGGAGAAAGTAATTACTTATCTTGTACAAATGATAGTTTTAATCGTTGTGTTTGGCATTGGCTTGATACTCACAGGCTTATTGATGTTAGGCCTACAGAGCATATTTTCTTTAATGATATGAAAAAGGTTTTAACAAGGAGGTTAAGCAATGGCACGCTACACAGTTCAAGAGCTAGAGAACAAACACAACCTAGCAAGACACTACACAACGAAACTGAGAGACCCTGAGAGGCTGAAAGCCTTACAGATGAGATTAGGCCTCAGCACTGATGACATGAGCCTAATAGAGCAAGTTATTAAAGATGACAGCGACATCGTACCTAATGAATGGGCAGACCATACAACGGTTGAAATAGATTAAGGAGGAGCATATCAATGCACGCACTAGACAACGTAACACCTTTTGAGCAGCAAGAGCTTAAACACGACGGAAAAATCACTTACGCATTTGCAACAAGCAGAAAATCAACTTATTGGAAGAACAGCGAGAAAACATGGGGCGAGTTCTTAAATAAGCTAGCTCACACGACACGTACAAAGGAAACAATTGACGAATACAACCGCATGAAACGCGATGAGCAATCAGAAATCAAGGACGTCGGCGGCTTTGTCGGCGGTTTCCTTAAAGAGGGCAAACGCCGTAAAGGCTATGTAATGAACAGGTCAATGCTGACGTTAGATATTGACTTTGCTGACGAGAACATGCACGAGATTATCGAGCTATTTTTTGATAAAGCCTATGCCCTTTACTCAACGCACAAACATAGACCCTCAAACCCGCGTTTGCGTTTAGTCATTCCACTTAAGCGCCACGTTGACGGTGACGAGTATGAGGCGGTTGCTCGTAAGGTGGCCGAGTCAATCGGTATTGATTACTTTGACGATACGACATACGAGCCGCACAGGCTCATGTATTGGCCAAGTACAAGTGACGATGCTGAGTATTACTTCACATATGCAGATGAGCAATTCCTTGACCCTGACGAGATATTGGAAGAATACAAAGATTGGCGCGACCCGCTAGAGTGGCCATATTCCGAGCGTGAGAGTGCAAGTTATAACCGTTTAGCAGATAAGCAAGGTGACCCTCATGAGAAAGCAGGCATAGTCGGCGCGTTCTGTAGAGCATACGACATTGAGGACGTCATTGAGCATTTCCTATCAGACGTATACGAGAAGTACGACGACAACCGTTTCACTTACGTTGGCGGCTCAACAGCAGGCGGGTTAGTTACTTATGAAAATGGCAAATTCGCTTATTCACATCACGGGACAGACCCTGCAGGCGGTGAGTTATGTAACAGTTTCGACTTACTCAGAATACACAAGTTCGGCCTGCAAGATGAGGACGTGCCGGAAGAGACACCAATCAACCGCCTGCCCTCATATACAGCAATGCAGAAACTAGCACAGAATGACTCAGAGGTTAAAATCAACACAATGGCTGAGCGCTATGAGGACGCTGAGGACGAGTTCAGTGAGTTCATTGACAAGCGTGATAAATACAAATGGGCTACTCAATTAGACATGGATAAATCAGGTAATGTGTTAGCAACAACGCCGAATATAGGCCTGATATTACGAAATGACGAACGCCTAAAAGGCAAGATTGCTTATGATGAGTTCAACAGCCGCCTGAGCGTATTAGGCGCAGTTCCGTGGCACAAAGAGGACAAAGTACGTTATTGGCGTGATTCAGATGATGCAGGGTTGAGAATGTACCTTGAACAGGAACATGGCATCTACCACCGCAGTAAGACAGATGATGCAGTGAACGAGATTGCACTTGATAAATCATTTCACCCCGTCCGTGAATACCTCGACGCATTAGAGTGGGACGGCGTTGAGCGTCTTGATAAATTGTTTATTGATTATTTAGGCGCAGAGGACTCAGAGCTTAATAGAGCAGTGACGAGAAAAGCCTTTACAGCAGGTGTGGCACGTATTTATCAACCTGCAATCAAGTTTGACTATATGACAACGTTATACGGTAAGCAGGGGCATAATAAGTCTACTATTTTAAGCCTTATGGGCGGTGATTGGTTTAGCGACAGCCTAAGTGAAGTGACAGGCAAAGGCGCATTTGAGGCGCTGCAAGGTAAGTGGCTTATTGAAATGGCTGAGCTTTCAGCTACTAAAAAAGCCGAAGTAGAGTCGATTAAGCACTTTATCAGTAAGCAAACCGATTCATTTCGTGTGGCTTATGGCCGACATAATGAGGATTTTCCACGCCAATGTGTCTTTTTCGGTACAACAAATAACCCTGATTTCTTACGTGATGACACAGGCGGTCGTCGTTTCTGGACGTTATCAGTCGACAAGCACAATGCAAACAAGCCTATAACAGAGATGAAAGACCCTGCGCTTGTCGCACAGATGTGGGCAGAGGCTAAATATCGTTATGAGCAAGGTGAAAAACTCTATCTACCTGCTGAGCTTGAGGAGCTTATGAACGACAGACAAGCCTCACACACTGAGGACGATTATCTCGAGGGTATCATTGAGGCTTACGTGAACACACCTATACCGCCTAAGTGGCGTGATTTAGACGTGGACACGAAACGTCAATTTATTCAATCAGGCGACGAGGGCGTACTACCTGCTAACCTAATACCTGACAACGATGAAGATTGGGAGCTGAGAGACAAGATAAGCCCAGTTGAGGTGTGGTGTGAGTGTTTAGGCAATGACCGCAGCAGATTTCCGAAAGCTGAGCAGCACAGAATAAAATCAGCCCTAAAAGGTCTAAAAAATTGGGAGCCATACACGCAAGGTGGTCGAGGACGTTTAAGATTTGGAAATGGTTACGACCAACAAAAAGCATATGTTAGGAGCTAGCGTGTCCACTGTGTCCACTTATTTATAAACTTTTTTCAAGGGTTTTGTGTCCATGTGTCCATGTGTCCCTAATATTTCAACTTTTTAAAAAAAGCCTGTTAGGGCATAAATTAGAGTAATTTTACAACTTTACCGTGTCCCAACTATGGACACACCTAAAAATACCGCGTGTCCACTGTGTCCCTAAAATTTTCTTGGGACACGGCTTGGGACACGGCTCTAATTATTGCGGCTCTAGGGCTCAATCTACTCTGTGTCCTATGTGTCCATAAAAACCCTAACTGACTTAAGAGTTAGTACAGGGAGAGAGAGAATATTATATACTCCCTAACAAGCGTTTATATATATGTTGGGTAGGTTTTTTTGGGACTTTGGGACACGGGTGTATTTTTACACAAAAGGAGCTATCAAAATGAGAGAAAGTAAAATCGAAAAATATTTAAAAGATGAGGTGGAAAAATTAGGAGGTTTGTGTCTGAAATTTACATCTTCAATCAGAGGGGTGCCTGACAGAATTGTTTTACTTCCTGAAAATAGAATTTATTTTGTCGAGCTGAAAAATGAGCAGGGCAAATTATCAGTACCTCAAAAATATTTGCATAAGAAATTTAAAAGATTAGGCATACATGTTTATGTGCCTTATTCAAAAAATGATGTTGATAAATTTATAAACGGGGTGGTCAAGAATGGCTATTGATTTTAAGCCGTATGACTATCAAGCATATGCTATTGATAAAATCATAAATAATAAAAAATTTGGGCTTTTCTTGGATATGGGCTTAGGTAAGACAGTTTCAACCCTTACAGCCATTGAAAAACTCAAATATGATTATCTTGAAGTAGATAAAGTATTGGTGATTGCCCCTAAACGCGTTGCAGAGGACACATGGGCGCAAGAAATAGAAAAATGGTACCATTTATCCCATTTAACCGTTTCGCTTGTTCTAGGTACCTCTAAACAGCGCACAGAGGCATTGGCCAAAGATGCTGACATTTATGTAACAAATAAAGAAAACACAAAATGGATATGTGAGAAGTACAGAAAAGATTGGCCGTTCGATATGTTAGTCATTGATGAATTATCGACATTTAAAAGCTCAAAGAGCCAACGATTTAAAATACTTAAAAAGCAGATGCCTTTAGTTGATAGATTTGTAGGGCTGACAGGAACACCAGCACCTAATAACTTAATAGACATATGGTCACAGATTTATCTGATTGACGGCGGTGAACGTTTAGGCAAGTCTATGACTAAATTCAGACAAAACTTTTTCTATCCGACGCATCAACTGACAGAACATGTTTTTAATTGGGAACTGAAAGACGGTGCGAAAGATGAAATATATGACAAGATAAGTGATGTCACAGTCAGCATGGAAAGTAAGGACTACCTCGAAATGCCTGAGCGTATAGATAATGTGCAAGAGGTGAAACTCAGTAAAAAAGAGCGCGCTGTATACGACCAGCTAAAAGAGGATATGGTCATAGAGGACGAGGCAGACGCTAATAAAGACATAGAGGCACTCACAAGCGCCACATTGACGCAAAAACTATTGCAGCTATCCAATGGGGCTGTATACACCTCAGACGGCACATATAAGCCCATACACGACAAGAAACTTGAGCGACTTGATGAAATCATCGAGGAGGCACAAGGTAAGCCGATATTATTGTTCTATAGTTTCAAACATGACAAAGAGCGCATACTTGAACGGTATGACTTTGCTGAGGAGCTAAAAGGTGACTATATGGAGCGTTGGAACAGTGGTGATATTAAGCTGCTTATTGCACACCCTGCAAGTGCAGGACACGGCATCAACTTACAATATGGCGGCTCAATTGCCGTATGGTTTGGGCTTACATGGAGCTTAGAACAATACGAGCAGGCCAATGCACGACTGTTCAGACAAGGACAGACTGAAACAACTGTTATCCACCACATCATGACTGAGAACAGCGTTGACCAAGACGTGTATAAAGGGCTGCAAAATAAACAATTAGGACAAAATGCTTTAATGCAAGCCGTAAAGGCTCAAATACTTTAAAGGAGGCTGCTATATGCAAATGTTAGAGCTTAGCAGGTTAGACCGTAAGAAATTAGAAGAATATATATCAAATTTTGAACTTTATAAAAGAGAATTAAGATTTACTGAGTATTTAATCATGGAAAACCACGAGCCTGACAATTTAGAGGGTGGCCAAAGTAATATGATTGGTCGTCCTGTTGAGGCTGAGGTCATTAAGAAGAATGAAGATAAGAAATATAGGCACCTGAACGATGTTGTCAGCGGTGTACAGCGCTTATATGACAATTCAGACTTAGACACACAAGAGCTGATACGTTTGAGATATTGGGATTGCCCTATTAATGCTTGTGAATGGAAAGACATAGCCAAACATTTTTGCGTATCTGAGGCCGTTATCTATAGACGACGTGCAGCAATGCTTAATGAATTAGCAAAATATATCGGTTATGTTTAAAAGTGATAGTTTACCCCCCTCAAACTTCGGTAAAAAAAGTCGTATTATAGTAATATGTTCTTAATTGAACATTACACGTTTTGTATTGTTTCTATGTAGTTACTGATTTTTCTAGGGCATTAATAATTTTCCTTTACGCATTTATACTCCTTTAAGTCGGCTGAGAGCACCTCAGTCGGCTATTTTTATACATAAATTTAACTAAGCATTTAGCATAATGAGGTGGTAATATCCGATGAATGAAAGACAAAAAAGATTTGCAGATGAATATATAAGAACAGCGAACGCATACCAGTCAGCAATAAGGGCAGGGTATAGCGATATGTACGCAAAGAACAATTCACATAAGTTATTGGAAAATAAAGGTATCAAAGCCTATGTTGAGGCACGTTTCAAAGAATTAGAAAAACAAACAATCGCCCAGCAAGATGAAGTATTGCAATATCTCACAGCAGTCATGAGAGGCGAGCAGGAAGATGAGGAAAATATCGTCGTCAACAAAGGTGATTTTGTATCTGACGTTGAGAAACACACTAAGAAAGCAGACACGGCTCAGAGAACAAAAGCAGCCGAATTGCTAGGTAAGCGATACGCGATATTTACAGATAAGCAAGAAATCACACAGCGCAATATTGAATTGAACATAGGTGAGTACGATGACGACAGCGAAGATTAACCTTAACATCTCAAAGCCTCACAGAGTGTTTAACCGCAATATATTTGAGGTGCTGACTGATTACAGCCATTTTACAGAGGTGCATTATGGTGGCGGCTCAAGTGGCAAGTCACACGGCGTGGTGCAAAAGGTAGTTATCAAAGCGCTGCAGAATTGGAAATATCCGCGCAAGATATTGTGGTTACGTAAGGTAGGCGCAACGATTGCAGATAGTTTATTCCAAGATGTTAAGAGCTGCCTAATCGACTTTAAGGTGTGGGAGCTTTGCGAATGGAACAAAACAGACAATCGTGTCACTTTGCCAAATGGAGCAGTATTCTTATTCAAGGGCATGGATAACTCAGAGAAGATTAAATCAATCAAAGGCATTAGTGATGTAGTCATGGAGGAGGCCTCAGAGTTTGTGATGAACGATTATACACAGCTCACATTGAGGCTGAGAGAGAAGAAACACCTCAACAAGCAAATATATTTAATGTTCAACCCTGTAAGCAAATTGAATTGGGTATATAAATATTTCTTTGCAGGTGAGCAACATGACAACACGCTGATTAGGCAATCAAGTTATAAAGATAATAAGTTTCTTGATGAAATGACCAAGCAAAACCTTGAAGATTTAGCGAATAGAAACCCTGCTTATTACAAAATATACGCATTAGGTGAATTTGCTACACTCGATAAGCGCGTATTTCCTAAATACGACACAGATATATTAAACAAAGACGATTTAAGGCACTTGCCGTCAATGTTTGGCCTCGATTATGGTTACATTAACGACCCGAGTGCTTTTATTCATGTGAAGATTGATAAGAAAAATAAGAAACTCTATATATTAGAGGAGTACGTCAAGACAGGCATGTTAAACGATGAGCTTGCGAATGTCATTAAGCAGCTAGGCTATGCAAAGGAACGCATCACAGCAGACAGTGCTGAGAAGAAATCTATTGCAGAAATGAAACGCGAGGGCATTGAGCGCATTAAGCCGTCGATGAAAGGCGCTGACAGTATCATGTCAGGCATACAGTTTATAAGCCAGTTCGATATTGTGGTAGATGAAAGATGCTACAAGACAATTGAGGAGCTGGACAATTACACGTGGAAAAAGGATAAGCAAACTGATGAGTATTACAACGAGCCAGTTGATACTTATAACCACTGTATTGACTCACTCAGATATGCAGTTGAGGAGCTTATGATAAAAGACAGAGAAGAAAAGAAAGACACAAACCAATTACGCAGATTAAAACAATTTTTCTAGGAGGTGCAGCACTTGTCTAAACTGAAAAAGAAATTTAGCACATTAGCAAACGCAGACCTGTTAGCAGAAAATGCTGACGAGATTGTGCAGGACTATACTAAGCTGCAGAGGCTAGTAGAGCGACACAAAATAGAACAAGCACCACGCCTTAATATGTTAGAGCAATATTTCCTAAGCGATAACACGGGCATATTAACAGGTGAGCGCAGAAAAGACGCAGAGAAAGCTGACCATAGAGCAGTACATAACTTTGCGAAATACATTTCACAGTTTATTGTCGGTTATCTGACAGGCAATCCGCTGACGTTCTCACACGATGATGAGGACACACAGAAAGCTATATATGAGTTGAATGATGCAAACGATGCAGATGCAGTAAACAGTGACATTGCACTTGATTTAAGCATATATGGCCGTGCATATGAGATTGTATTTAGAGATGAGAACGAACAAGATAGATTTCTAACACTCGACCCTAAGAATACGTTCGTTATTTACAATTATGATATTGATAAGAAAATCATTGCGGGCGTGAGATACTATGACACAGTGGACGCTGAGGGGCAAACAATCAATCATATTGATGTGTACACAGCAACACACCTGCACAGCTATACTATCCGCAAAGGTGAGCTAAACAGCGTACAGGACATTGAACATCATTATAACGATGTGCCAATCATTGAGTATCTGAACAATAAATTTAAGCAGGGCGACTTTGAGAACGTCCTCAGCTTGATTGATTTGTACGATGCAGCACAATCAGACACAGCGAACTACATGACTGATACGAACGATGCGATGCTTGCAGTAACAGGTAATGTTGAAATGGACGGCGAAGATGCACAGAAATTCAAAGATGCAAACATGATACATGTTAAGCCTGAAATGAACGCAAACGGCAGTGAGGGCAATGCAGATGTCAAATACATCTATAAGCAATACGATGTGCAAGGCTCAGAGGCCTATAAGACAAGATTGCAAAATGATATTCACAAATTCACTAACACACCTGACATGAACGATGAGAACTTCTCAGGCACGCAATCAGGCGAGGCAATGAAATATAAACTGTTCGGACTAGAGCAGACAAGAGCCGTTAAGGAGCGTTTATTTAAAAAAGGATTGGCTAAACGCTACAAGCTGCTATTCAATAACTTAAACATTTTAGGTACTAAAACGCACGACCATTCAGAAATGGATATAGCCTTTACACCTAACCTGCCTAAGTCCATGAAAGACAATGTGGAAGTAGTCAACTTGCTTGCAGGTACAATATCAGAGAAAACGCGTTTAGGCTTGTTAGATTTTATCGACGACCCTGACGCTGAGATTGAACGCTTGCAGCAAGAGGAGGACGAGCAGCTCACACGTGCGGACAATCGCGAATACAGTTTTAACGACGAACTGAAAGAGTGATTAAATGGCAGACCTAACAAGCAAAAAATATTGGCGTGATAGAGCAAAACGTATCATAGCAGTTGAGGCTAAAAAAGATGATGACGTTATCGACGAGGTACGCAGCATCACCAACTCGACAATGAGCCAGTTAGCCAATGAGATATACAGCTTTTATGCTAAATACGCAACGGCTGAGGGCATCACAGTAGACGCTGCTAAAAAGAAAATTCAAAAGACAGACATCAAAGAGCTTGAGGACAGAGTCGCTCAATATGTTAAGAATAAAGATTTCAGCGAGAAAGCCAATGCTGAACTCAGACAATACAATACTAAAATGTATGTAAGCCGTGAGCGTATGTTATTGCAGCAGCTTTCAGCTATCATGGTGAACGGCACAGCGCTCACTGAGGTAGAGATGAACGAGTACCTGACTAATTCAGTCGACAGAGAGGTCGAACGTCAGGCAGGCATACTAGGCGAGAGCGCACTTATCAAGCCTAATCATGTACGCGCTATTGTCAACGCTGATTTTCACGGTGAAACATGGAGCGAGCGCTTATGGGCAGATATGGAGCAGACACGCAAGACCGTACTCAAGACAGTGCAAAACACAATGCTGAGAGGTCGACACCCTGACGAGTTCGTTCCTGAGCTTAAAAAGAAATTAGGCGTTACAACCTCAGACGCTAAGCGATTGCTTATCACAGAAACGGCTAGAGTGCAGACAGAGGCACAAAAGCTGCACTACAAGGAAACAATCGGGGAAGATGCTACAATCGAGTTTGTCGCTAAGCTAGATGACCGCACATCAGACGAGTGCAGACATGCAGACGGCAACAAAATTAAAGTGTCTGAAATGGTTGCAGGCGTGAATGTTCCGCCGCTACACCCCTATTGCAGGTCGACAACAGTGCCAGCCGTTGATGAGATTGAGGACGAGCTTGAGGCTTTCTTCAAAGAGCGTGAGGGCAAGTATAATCTTAAAAATGTTGATGATGAGCTTGATGAACAGCTCGACCCTGAGCCGGCACCCGAAGAAGTAATTTTTAATGAGCAGCTCACTGAGGCATTTGGTGAGGAGCAATTGGACGAGATAAAACGTCAGCTTGATAATAACAAAGATGCTGAGGGCGCTAAGGAATACCGCAAAATATGGAATTACTTTGCACCCGATATGACCATTCAAAATTTACCAAGTAACAAAACAGCTCACTTTGACCCGATGTCAGAAAAGGTGAAAATGCAGACCTCAAATCTTGCTGAACGTGACCAAGTAAGAATAGGTGGCGAAATCCGTGAGGGTACAGACAGCTATAAGACAGTCATACACGAGTTTTCGCACATGATTGACCTAGCTGTTCAAAAAGAGCTGAAAGGCGCTAAAAACATGTTGAATGGAGCCTATTCAGCCGACCCTAACTATTTCATGAATGAAGATACGGACGAGCGCGAAATGTTGGCGGACGTTCTGAAAAAAGAAATAGACGACACGGCCAAAGCCGAGCTTAAAACGCTTAAAGACGCACACAAGAGCGGCAACACTGACCTTTGGGATAGACCAAGCAAGCCGCGCATAGACGACGGACGCGTAAAAATGGTTAGACGACTCAGAGAGCAATACCATTTAGGCGACTCTGACGGCTTATCTGACATGATTGAGGCAGCGACTAACGGCAAAGTTAAAATCGCATATGGTCACGGCAAAGGGTATTGGAAGAAACACCCTGCATACAAAACGCCGTTACAGGCAAACCTTGAGGCCTTTGCAGAGATGTCAGAGGCGTTTATGAGTGAAAGCAAAAGGGAAGTTTTACAAAAAGAAGTTCCTAAGTCATACGCATTGTATTTAGAAATGCTCAAATCTATAGTGAAAAGGTTGGGTCTATGATGAATGAATTAGACAAAGCATATAAGGCCTATGAGGCTAAGTTCGATGAGGAGCCACCCTTGATGTTCTTGAGGGGCTTGTCGCTTGATGAGCAAGCTGCAGTAATCAATGAACGAGTGAAAGACGGCAAGACTTTCGGCGAACATGCCAATGAGGAGGGCTATTATTCATAATGAAAGCTATTGAATGTTTACGCTCTATCGCTGAGAGCCTATATGGCATACACAAAGAGCTGATAAAACTTAACCAAACGCACCCGAGCAATCAAGCTAAACCCGAAGAAAAAGAAAAGCAATTTAAACCAAGCAAATTCATTTAAGCTATTCACCTTAATTGGTGGGTGGCTTTTTATTATGCCCAAAACGTGCTGACGGCGTAAAAAGCATGTATGGAAATCAGAGCCGACGGGCTATAAATGGAGGTAACAATATGATTGAAAAATTAAGATTAAACTTACAACATTTCGCTGAGCAAGGCGACGACAGCCCTGAGGGCAATGACGACCAACAAGGCGGCAACCCTGAGGGCAAAGACGACCAGCAAGGTAGTAAAGACGACCAGCAAGGCGGAAAAACGTTCACACAAGAAGAAGTAGACCAAATTCTTAAAGACCGTGTGGCACGTGAGAAGAAAAAAGCTGACGAGAAAGCCAAAGAGGCTGAGAAGTTGGCTAAAATGAACAAAGACCAAAAGGCTGAATATGAGCGCGAGCAAATGCAAAAAGAGCTTGACGCTTACAAGGCTAAAGAGGCACGCAATGAAATGAAAAAGCATGC